CTGCCACGCCTATCTTCCCGATTCAGCCCTGCAAACCCGCGGCGTTCCGTGGATGGCCCCGGCCATGTTCCAGATGAACATGCTCAAGGGCTACATGGAAGCCGAGATCATTGCCGCCCGCGTGGGCGCCTGCCAGATGGGCATCATCTCAGACGATAAGGGCAGCGGCGAATACAAGGGCGAGGGTATCAATGAAGACGGCACAATCAACATGGAAGCCACGCCTGGCGGCTTCCTTCAAATCGGCGCCAACAAGTTTGACACCTTCAAGCCCGAGCATCCCAACACCGCCTTCGGTAACTTCGTCAAGGAAGTCAAGCGCGGTATCGCGTCGAGCCTCGGCGTCTCCTACAACTCGCTTGCCGAAGATCTGGAGAACGTCAACTTCTCTTCCATCCGCGCCGGCCTGTTGAACGAGCGCGATATGTGGCGCGTCCGCCAGCGTTGGATGATCGAGGTATTTCACAAGCCCGTATTCCGCGCCTGGCTAGCCTCGGCTGTTCTTGCGGGCCGCATCGATCTCAGTGTGCGCGACGAAGACGAAGTGGCCGAGCAATGCCACTGGCATCCGCGCGGCTGGCCGTGGGTCGATCCCGTCAAGGATCAGCAGTCCAACGCCCTCGGCGTACAAAACGGCTTCACCACACGCCAGCGCCTGTTGGGTGAGCAAGGCTACGACCTTGAAGACACTCTCGCCGAACTCGCAGCCGAAGAGGCGCTGATTCAAAAGTACGGCCTCAAGCTGGGCACCGATGCCAAGGGCGTGGCCGATGCGCCCGAAGATGCCAAAGAAGGCGACCAGACCAAAGCCACCGGATCATCCAAGGGCGGCTCGGCCTAACCACGAACAAAGGAGACCCATGAAACTGATTCGCATTGTCCTCATCACCCTCACGATGCTCTGCCTCTACGCATCGCTTCCCGCGCAAACCGTCACCGTCACCGCGCATTACCTGTCCGATTCGGCGGGCAACCCGGTCACCGGAATCCTGCATTGGCAACCCACTCTCGCCAATGGAACCCCGGCCTCATACCGCGTCGGCAGCGGAGGCACGGTTACTTCTCTCCCGGTTCAGGTCAACGTCCGCGCGGGCGCATTCACGCTCACCATCGCCGATACCTCGCTCACAAGCCCGGCCAATATCTGTTTCAAGGTCACGCTCTCCACCGTGGCCAATACCTCGGCGCTCGGTCCCGGTTACAACTGCGTTCAGCCTCACAGCGTGGCCGTAGGGTCTACCGATTGGTGCCAGGCCGGCGTCTGTAACTTCGATGACTACACGCCCAACCTGCCCGCGCTTCCCATCGCTTACGTCTCTCCCGATCTCATGACCGCATGGGACGTGCAGGCCGCGTCCTACATCGGCGCGGGCAATACCATCACCCAGGCCACGCTCTCTGACGCCGCCACGGTTACGTTCAACACCGCCGGTTCCATGATGAGCGTGGCCACATTGCCCTTGAATGGAACCGTCGCCACCCGCACCATCAACGTCACCGGCCTCGTGACCGGCGCGCGCTTCGGCATTCTCATCAACCCGCAGAACTCCATGACTGTGCAGGTTGCGCAGACGGTCAACTTCGGCTCGGGTTGCACCTGGAACTTCGCGCCCGGCGCGGTGACCAGCGGGAACGCTCTCAACATCCCGCCATGGACGAACTGGAGTTACTTCGCCTACTTCGTCTACGACGGAACCAACTGCATCGGCATGGTGTTGGATTGAACCATTACTACCAACACGGCGGTATCACCATCTATTGCGGAGATTGCAGAGACGTGTTAGGGGGGGGGCAACGTCTCTACAGACTTGCTCCTCACCGATCCTCCGTATGGAATCGGCATGGGCCGCAAAGCCCAGCGTCAAGGCCAAGGCGTCAAGTGTCACATGACCGGCCTTGTCAAAGGCAAAGCCGTTCTGCCGCGCGATTACGGAGACTACGCCTGGGATGATGCGCCGCCCGACGATGAACTGATCTCTCTGATTCGCTCCTGTTCTGCTCATCAAATCATCTTCGGCGGAAACTACTTCGCCCTGCCGTCCTCGAAGTGCTGGCTGGTGTGGGACAAGCTCCGCGGCGATACCGACTTTGCCGACTGTGAGCTTGCATGGACGAACCTCGATAAGAGCGTCCGCCGCATTGCGTATAGGTGGAACGGATTTCTGGTTGAGCCAGGAAGTAAGGATGTGCGAACCCATCCCACGCAAAAGCCTATCGACGTAATGAAGTGGGCCATCCGTCAGGCGCCGGTAACTTGCCGCTCGGTCCTCGATCCCTTCATGGGCAGCGGCACAACCCTCGAAGCCGCGAAAGCGCTGGGCCTCTCCGCAATCGGTATCGAGCGCGAAGAGAAGTATTGCGAGATTGCCGCCCGGCGCCTGCAGCAAGAGGTTATGTCTTTTGCCTGATCTCTGACCCCTGACCCCTGATCCCTGATCTCTAAAAAGCCCGCTCAATTTGCGGGCTTTTTCCGTTCCGGCGCAACGTCAAGTTATGAGCACCGAAAAGAAAATCCCCTCGTCTCTGCCGATCCTTCATCGGGCGGCCACGGTCGAGAGTGTGGATGCTGAGAAACGCACCGTGACTTTCGCGTTGACCTCTGAGCAGCCCGTCGAGCGCTGGTGGGGCAGTGAGATTCTTGACCACTCTCCCAAGTCCGTCCGGCAGGACCGCCTCAAGCGCGGCATTCCTCTGCTCTTCGGCCACTCCACCGATCAGCACATTGGCCGCATCGAGAGTTACGGAATCAAGGACGGCAAGCTCAACGTCACCGCCCGCTTCGGTAACTCCGCCCTGGCCGAAGAGAAGTTCCGCGACGTGCAAGACGGGATTCTCGTGGATGCCTCGGGCGGCTACATCATCCACGAATACGAGCTTGTCAAGAGCGATGACAAGGGTAACTCGACTTACCGGATCACCGATTGGGAGCCGGTCGAGGGTTCTCTTGTTCCCATCCCCGCCGATCCCACCGTGGGCATTGGCCGCGAGTTGGCCGCCGGTACGCCGGTCTATCCCGCGCGCTGCCTCGGCGGTAAGCGTGACGACAACAAGTGCGAGTGCGATTGCCCCGAATGTGAAGACGGCAATTGCGCGGACTGCAGCGACGAAGACTGCGATGACGAAAACTGCCGCTGTGCAGCGTCTCGCGCTCTGCCAACCATAACCAACAAACCGGCTCAGGCCGCAATCGAGGAGAGAAGCATGGCTGCTGAAAATGTGCCCTCCGCTGGTACGCCGGCGGTTGAGGTAGGCAATAACACCGGGATTCTGGCCGAGCGCGCCCGCGTCAACGAAATCAACGCCCTCGCGTCACGCTATCCCAAGCAGATCACCCGTGAGCAGGCGGAGAAGTTCGTCAACGAAGGCGCCGGGGCCGACGCGGTGCGCCGCCACGTCCTCGATGTGCAGGTTGCCGATGCCAAGGCCAACGAAGTTCGCAACCTCAACATTGCCGGACTCTCTGACAGCGAGAAGGAAAACTACTCCATCCTGCGCGCGCTCAACACCGCTGCCGAGGGCGGCAACTGCTTCGAGTTGGAAGTAAGCCAGGACCTCAGCCGCAAGCTCGGACGCACCGCCCGCCGCGACGGTTTCTTCGTCCCCATGGATGTAAAGATGCGGCTCTCCGACAATGAGCGCCAGCAGAACGCGCGGGGCATGTACGGCATGAGCCAGCGCGCCGGCCTCGACGCAAACACCGCTGGCAACGGCCTCAACACCATCTTTACCGAGTACGTATCCCTTATCGAGTTGCTCCGCAACAAGATGATGGTGCGGGCGCTCGGCGCGACGGTTCTTTCGGGCCTGTCCGAAACCATCGCATTCCCCAAGCAGGCGTCCGCCGGAACCGCAACCTGGGTGGCCGATAACCCCGGCGCCGACGTTGCCGATTCCAACCTCACCTTCGCGCAGATCACTATGACTCCCAAGCTCCTGCAGAGTTCCACGAGCTTCTCCCGCAAGCTGCTCTTGCAGTCTTCGGTAGATGTGGAAGCATTGGTCCGCAATGACCTGATGCAGATTGTCGCCCGCGCCATTGACCTGGCGGCTATCGCGGGAACCGGAGCGGCCAACCAGCCCAAGGGGATTCTCAATCAGGTTGGCATCGGCTCTGTGGCCACCGGAGGCACGGCGCTGACTTACGCCTCGTTCGTTCTCCAGGAGACGCAGGTCGCCGCGGCCAACGCCGACATTGGCACCATGGCCTATCTCACCACGGCGGGAATGCGCGGCAAGCTCAAGCAGGTTGCCAAGCTGGCCAACACCCTCGCACTGCCGGTATGGAACGACGGCGAAGTCAACGGATACCGCGCCGAGGTTTCCAACCAGATGCCTATCGTCGGTTCCGCGCCTGCCCTTCACTCCTGCCTCTTCGGCGTGTGGAATCAGTTGCTCATCGGCGAGTGGGGCGCGCTCGAAGTCATCGTTGACCCGTATCGCCTGAAAAAGCAGGGCATGATCGAAGTCACCACGTTCGACACCTGCGACGTGAACGTCCGTCACCCCGAGAGCTTCTCGGCCATCACCGACGCCAATCCTCTCCTGTAATCGACATACAACCCGCAACAATGCACAACACGCCTTGCGCCGCATCTCAAACCGGGGATGCGGCGCAAGGCTTAACCCAAAGGAAAGAGGTTTCCATGCCCGTCGAGTTTATCAAGGTAACGCCTGGCAAGACGGCTCACGTCCGCATCTTGGACTCCACCCGTCTCATGGGCCAGCATGTCGATACAGGCAGCGTGATCGAGGTTACCGAGGAAGACGCCCGCGCCCTCATCATGGCCCACAAGGCGGAGTTCTACGTCGCGCCGGTTTCGGCGAAGGGGAAGTAAGTGGCCTTCGGCGATCAGGACCTCCCGGTATTCTTCGCTGACTTCGGTGTGCCCGTCGCATGGAACGGCGGCACTCTCTCCGGAGTGATCGATGTGTATAGCGATGTGTTTCACCACGGAGACGGCCCTGGCAGCTTCGAGAAGGTTGAGTACATCCTGCACATCCCGCAACCGGCCAACGGTGGCCCCAAACCCTTCGACACCGTGTCCATTGCCGACGATGGCAACCTGCCCGCCGGTTTCGTCGCGGGCGATTACACCGTCAAGGCGCTCGTCCCCAACCACGATCCGTCCCTCATGGAAATCATCCTGAAAGGCCCGATCACGTCATGAGCAAAACCAACCGGGGTCCCCAACGACAGGTATTCGTCGGTGGGCTGGTAACCACCAATCCGTTTCTCTTAACCGACAGAATGTTGCGCCCGACAAAGGAAGCCAACTATGAGCAAGAGTGTCAACTCCGTAACACTGCTGGGGAACATCGGCCAGCCGCCCGAATCCAGAACGCTGCAGAATGGAACGTCAGTGACGACGGTCTCCATGGCAACCAACGAGAGAATCAAGCGCGGTGACACCTGGGCCGATCACACCGAGTGGCACTCCGTCACTTTCTTCGGCAAGCTCTCTGACGTAGCCAAGCAATACCTGCACAAAGGCTCCATGCTGCTCGTAACTGGTCGCCTGCGCACGTCAAGCTGGGAAGACGATCACCAAGTCAAGCGGTGGAAGACAACCATCATCGCCAATGAACTGATTCTGTTCGATAAGCCAACCAACGCCCAGCCCGCCGTTCCCGACGATGCGTACAGTGAGGCGTTCTGATGAGCTTCGCTGATCGTCTCATCATCTTCGTTGGCATCTGCGTTGCAGCCATCGAAAGCCGCAAGCGCTTGCGCGTCAAGCTATCCGTGATCTCGGCAGGCGCCCGTGAGTGCTTCGGAAAGGCCCGGTGGCTCTGATGGCCGCAGTCGCAATCTGGACGCAAGCGGCCACGGCCATCCTTGCTGTGCTCAACGCATCGGGTTCGCCGGCGCAGGCCTGGCGCGCCCGCTTCGAGATGGTGGGAGCATCCGAAACCGCCTTCAATCTCTTCCCGACCAAGATCGATTGCAAGTATGCCGACGCCGCGCACGATTCGGTCAATATCGACGCCACCTTCACTGTTCGTGCTTATGTGGCCGCAACCAACAATGTTGACCTGGCCGCCGATCCGCTGGTGGTGTGGGCATGGACGCAGATCTGCCATGACCCCACGTTGGGTGGCCTCGTCAGTGACACGTACATCGATAACATCGAGATCGGTTACGTCGATAAGTCGAATTCCGATCAGGTTTGCGTGGATGTTACGGTGCGTGTTGAAGTGGCAGTAGGAAGAAACGACCCAACGGTCAACAAGACTTATCTGGCCTCGTAGGGCCTGGAGGAATTTGAAATGCCCGTCATCACTCCCATTAAGTTGCAGGGATACAAAGCCCAGTTGGGCTACATGAATGTGACCCTCCAGATCGTCGCGGGCCTCAAGGAAGTGGATGGAGCTTTCAAGGCCGAGGAACTGGACTCCACCGATCACGGCGGCTCGGGATGGAAAAACCGCATGGCCGGTCTGCTCGACTTCGAGGGCACCGCCAAGCTCGATTACATCGCGGGCGATACCTCGCAGGAGTATCTGCTCAATGCAATTCTCAACCGGACCCCGCTGGCCATCACCCTTTTTCCGTTCCAGGGCACCGGCTCGGGCGTCGATTCCTACAACGGCTCGGTCATCATCACCGACTTCAAGTGGGACGGCAAGAACAACGATCTCCAGGGCGTAAGTATCTCGCTCAAGGGAGCCGGCGCTTTCACCTTCACCGCGCAGTAAGGAGACACTGTGACCCCGACGAAACTGCAAGGCTACAAAGCGCAGCTTGGCTATGCCGCCGCCAACGTGGCCATCACCGCCGCAACCAACGCCAACCCCACCGTGCTCACCATTGCCGGTGTGGGTACTGGCTTGTCGGCAGGCAATCTTGTCCTGCTCGTCATCACCGGCTTTACCGGATCGTGGACGCCGCTGAACGGTGTGCAGGTCACCGGAACCATCGTCTCCAATAACACCTGTTCGGTAGCCGTCAACGCCACCGCCTTCGGAGCCATCACCGGAACGCCCCTGGCCGCGATTATGACCACCGTCGCGGGCCTCAAGGAACTCGACGGCGCATTCAAGGCCGAAGAGTTGGACGCCACCGATCACGGCGGCGGCGGATGGAAGAGCCGTATGCCCGGCCTGCTCGACTTCGAGTCCACCGCGAAGCTCGATTACATCGCGGGCGACACGACTCAGGAGTATCTGCTCGGCGCAATCCTCTCTCGAACCGCGTTGACCATCACGCTCTTCCCGCAGCAGGTTGACACGTCCGGCTGTGACTCCTATGTCGGCTCCGTCATCATGACCGACTTCAAGTGGGACGGAAAGAACAACGACCTGCAGGGCGTCAGTATCTCGCTCAAGGGCGCAGGCGCGTTCTCCGTCGTCACGCAATAAGATTTTGGGCGCTGCCGTGTTC